TTAGCTTCAGTAGGATTAAACATACATACCAATGGTATATTTTTACTAAGATATTTATTATCTTTTTTATACCTTTTTTCTTTATCTTTTTTAAATTTAATATTTTCGGATTTCTTATAATCATCAATATTTACTATACCTTTTTTTATTAATTCATTTATAAATAATTTAATATTATCTTTTGGCTCCCAAAACCCTTCTTTATTATATGTTTTAGCAATTGTTCTTAATAACATTATATTATGATTCTTTTTATTTTTAGAGAAATGTTTTTTTTTAATTGATTGGGCTACCATTTCTGCTAATGTTTTACAATCATTCATAATTGACTTCATATCTATATGTGTTGTATCTTCTTTACCATAAGAATTTATAACAATATTATTATAATTAGTCATAAAATTAATTGTTTCTTTATATTTCTTTATTTCCTGTGATAAATTTTTATTGGTTGATGCCATTTCTTTATTTGTTGATATTAATTCTTTTATAGATTTATCTTTTTCTTCTAATTTATTTTTTATTTGTTCATTCTCTATTTTATCTTTTATTCTTTTATTTATTAATATTTCATTATCTATTTTATATTTTATACTTTCTAATTTATATTTTTCCATTTCTAATTTTATTTTTTCTAATTCCTTTTTATGTTGTTTATTCTGTGAAACTGTTTGATTTGTTATTGATTCAATATTATTTATTTTATTCTGATTACAAGGTTTCTTTCTATTTAGATGTACTATATAACTGCTCTTTTTATTTGTTTTATATCCACATTTTTTACAAATGTATTCAACTTTTTTTCTTCCCATTTTTAATTTTTTTATTTTTTTATCAACAATTAGAATTTTTAAATCAAATTTTTATTTTTAATAAAAAAAAATAAAAATTGTAAATGAAATTTAAATATTATAAATTCTAAATTCATTTATTATTTTTTTAAAATTGATTCAATTCATGAATTCTTTTTTTAATAAATTGTATTATTTTAATATTTTTTTTATCTTTATAAAAAATCCTAATTGTATTTTCTTTTAAAATTGATGGAATCAATTTTGTAATATTTTTAACATCTAAATTTATGATTTTATTTTTTTTATTATAAAAATTAATATTTTTTAATGGGAATTCATTAGTTTTACTTATTCCTATATTTAAAGTTTCAACAATCAATTTATCTTTTTCAATTGGAGAATTATCTAAAATGTATTCTAAAACATGAGATGTAGAATATATTTCAGATAAATTATTAATTTCTCCTAAAAAAGTATATAAATCTCTTTTATAAATTCTTTCATATAATTTTTTAGTTATTGTACTAGTTTTATTAAAATTATAAATATTTTCTAAAATATTATCATTTAATTTTAAAAACTCTTGTATATTATTAAATTTAATAAAATCTTTAGAATTTTTTAATATATCTATTACCATATAATCAATTGATCTGGTTGTTTTATGATTATAAATATTTTTATACAAACTGTATCTAGTATAGAAAAAATCTAAAATTTCATCTTTAAGTTTTAAAGGATAACATAATTTATCATCTATCACCATAACTTGATTCATTAATCTACTATAATTTGTATTAAATTTTAATCCTGTAAAATATGTATCTCTTTGAATGTAATCAAATTTATCAACATCTAATTCTGTATTTTTATTGGCAACAATATTGTATATCAATTTTTTTTTGTTTTTATCAGAAGGATTGATACAATTTTTAATTATATCTAAATCATATCCATTTAATTTTAATTTTGTTTTTGGTAATAAATATTCTATAATATCACAAGATCTATTTTCATGATTTGAATTTGTTATCTTATCAAATAAATGTGAAAATGGTCCATGACCTATATCATGGCATAATGCTGCTATATTAATTAATAATCTATTTTTTTTATTTATTTTATAATTAGAATTTTGATTTAATTTGTTAATCATTAAATTAGATAAATGCATCGTTCCTATACTATGTTCAAATCGTGTATGAAGCGCTGAAGGGAATACATGATGTGTTAAACCTAATTGTTTTATATTTTTTAATCTTTTAAAAATTATAGTATCAATAATTTTTAATAAATCATCTTGTATTTCTATATCACCATATATTGGATCATAAACTCTTTTGTAATTCATTTTATTATATAATTAAAAATTTAAAATTTTAAAATCAAATTTATTATAAAAATTTATTTAAAAAAATAATTATGTTATTAAAAAAATAAATGAATAAAAATAATTATTATAGAGATTCTATGATTTTGGGTATTGGTTTTTTTTATATAATGTTATTTTTCCCATTAAATATATTATATGTTTATTTAGTTACAAAATCATATTACAAAACAGGAAATAATAAAAAAGAATTTTTAATAAGTTTTATTCAAGAAACATCATATTTTTTAAATAAATTTTATATAAGTTTTAATATTTTAGTAAATGTAGCTTATAATAGTTTAACAAACATTTTTATTAAATTAAACAAAAAAACAAATAAAATTGAAAAAGATCTAAAAATTGAAAAAGATAATAATTTAATTAAAAAAGAGCTAAAAATTGAAAAAGATAATTTAATTGAAAAAGATAATTTAATTGAAAAAGATAATTTAATTGAAAAAGATAATTTAATTAAAAAAGATAATTTAATTAAAAAAGATAATGATAATTTAATTGAAAAAAATAATTTAATTAAAAAAGAGAATTTAATTAAAAAAGATAATTTAATTGAAAAAGATAATTTAATTGAAAAAAATCTAAAAATTAAAATAATTAAAAAAGAAAAAGATAATATAAAAATTAAACAACAAGCTCATAAAGATACTTTAATGATTGAACAAAATAATGTTATTGAGCAACATTACAACGGAGGACGGAACGGTCAAAGATAAAATTGAAGATTTAAAAATTGAGCAACATTATACAACGGTGGTCGGAACGGTCAAAGATAAAATTGAAAAAGAATTGAAAAAGAAGAGTAATGATTTAAAAATTAAAATAAATTTATAAAAATGATTTAAAAAAAAAATAATAATATAATATAAATTAAAAAAAAATGGGTAATACAGAAAGTTGTACATGTTATAGAACAAAATTAAAAAAAAATGAAAATGAAAATAATGGTGAAATTATTAAACAAGTTGAAATGGATGAAATGATTGATACATATCAATTAGAAACAAAAAAAGATATTTTTATTGAAGAAGAGATTTTAAATAAAGATGAAGGTAACACTTTAGAGAAAGTAATAGAAGAAGATAATGAATTTATTTTTTTAAAAAATGAAGATTTATTATAATTTTATTTTTTATTTTATGTTTTTTTTTTGTTGTTTAAAAATGATTTATTATCTGATTTATTAAATCATCATGGCTAGGTAAATATATTTTTTTAAATCATTAGGATTTATTATAATTTTTTTTTTTGGTTTCAATTTGAAATAAAAAAATATTTGTAAATTTAAATGACTTATATAAAAACTAAATTAATTAGAACTGAAAATTACGAATTAATAAAAAATTTGGGAATAAAATCTAAAGATAAAGTTTTTGAAGAAAATTTAAATATTGGTTCATTTATTTATTCTAAAAATAAATTTATTTCAGAATTTAAATGGATAAAAAATATAGGGACATCAATAATTGAGAATTTAGTATTTAAGATAGGAGGTAATATAATTCAAAAATTAACAGGTGAATATATACATATTTATAATGAATTATATAATAATATAATAAAAAAGGATTTATATAATAATATAACTGGGAATAATGATGAAATAATAAATCCAAAAGGTTTATTTAATAATATTTATTTAAATAGTAAAATACCATCAGCAACAGAATTTTATACAGTACCATCTATAATAAAAAAACAAATTTATGTACCTTTACCATTTTGGTTTACAAAAGATATTGGTTTATCTTTACCGTTAATTTGTTTACAATATGATACACTAGAAATAGAATTAGAACTAAAACCAATATCCAAATTGTATACAATTAAAGAAAATAATAAATTTATTTCACCATTTTACAAAAATTTAAATGAAAGTTCAGAAGGACATATTAATAATTTTGTAGAAATATCAAATTTAGAAAAAGGTTGGGGTTTAAATGCTTTTTTAGAAGGTAATTTTATTTATTTAGACAATGAAGAAAGAAAATTATTTGCTAATAGTAATCATGAATATTTAATAGAGCAAACAAATAGTATAAATAAAGAAAATATTATAAATGAAACAAATATAAATGTTGAGATTAAAAATAATATTAAAGAAATAATATTTGTTGCTCAAAGAAATGATATAAAAAATAAAAATGAATGGTCAAATTTTACAAATTTTGAACATATTAATTTAATACCTTGGAATTATGATTATATCTATACAAATGTATTACAAGATAATAAATATAAATATAAATATACTAATTATAATTTAATTCCACAAATAAAAAGAAATAATAAAGAAAAATTTGTAGAAAATATAATAAGAGAAATGAAAATAGTATTTAATGATTTAGAAAGAATATTTATAAATAATAAGGAATATTTATCATTAGTTCAATCTTATCAACATTTTAAAAATAAAAATGAAAATATTTATAGTTATTCATTTTCATTAGATAATTCTAAATATCAACCATCTGGAAATTGTAATTTAACAAATATTAAAGATGTATATTTTAAAATAAAAACAATAACACCACCACAATACAAGGATGTTTTATTTACACCTAATAATTTAAATAATGATTATATATATAAATATAATATAAATTTACATATAATAAATTATAATATTTTAACAATTATGAATGGAATAGCAAAATTAAAATTTAAAAATTAAGTTAATATTAAAAATTTATTTTAAAAATTAAATTTAAGTATTTTAATTAATGGCTTTATTTATAGATAATAAATATAAAATTTTAAAAAAAATAGGAAAAGGTTCTTTTGGATTAGTTTTTAAAGTAATAAATGTAGATATGAATAAAGTTTTTGCAATAAAAATTGAAGAGAAAAAAAAAGAAAAAGAATCAAAATTAAAAAATGAATATAAATTATATAATTTATTAAAAGAAGTAAAAGGGATTCCAAAAGTAATAGAATTTAAAGAAAGTAAAAAATGGAATATATTAATTATGGAACATTTAGGAATGTCTTTAGAAAATTTATTTAAAAGATGCCAAAAAAAATTTAGTTTAAAAACAGTATTAATAATTGGGTTACAAATTTTTAGTATTATAGAAAAATTACATAATAAAGGGATTATACATAGAGATATAAAGCCAGATAATTTTTTAATAGATAAAAATAATAAGTATATATATTTAATAGATTTAGGTTTATCTAAATATTATAAAAATAAGAATAAACACAATGAATATAAAAAAAAGATTGGTTTTATAGGTTCATTAAGATATTCTAGTTTAAAAACACATGAAGGTATTGAACAATCAAGAAGAGATGATTTAGAATCAATTGGATATATGTTAATTTTTTTTTTAAAAAGTAAATTACCTTGGCAAGGATTAAAAAGTAATAATAATAATAGCATAGAAAAAAAAAATTTAATATATTTAACAAAAAAAAAGAGTTCACTAAAAAGTTTATGTTCAAATATACCTATTTGTTTTTATAAATATATGAAATATGTAAAAATGTTAAAATATAAAGAAAATCCTGATTATACTTATATAAAAAAATTATTTATAAAATTATTTAAAGGTAAAAGATATAAATATGATTATAATTACGATTGGATTAATAAAAAATAAATATGAATAATTTAAAATCTTTATTTACTGTAAAAAATATAAATTATGGAGACGAATTAATTAAATCTTTTATAGTCACATCTTTTGCTAAAAAAAAATTTAATTATATTTTATTAGTTTTTATAAATTTAATAATTAAAATTCATTTATATTCATTATTATGTTTATTTATAAATTTTAATATATATATTGATTTTTTTTTACATATAATAATATCAATTATATTAACAACTAACAATCATTACTTATTTAAAGCGATTCTTAAATATGAAAAAGAAACATATTTAATTACAAAATATATTATTAATAATTTTAATTTTACAAATTTTAGATTATGGAAAAAATATATTTTATTATTAATATCAATTTATACAATTATAATTTTATTATTTATTGATTTAAATAGTAAATTAATTATTATATGGATTATTCAATATTTAATTTCATTTTTTATAATAGATCAACTTGAACAAAATTTAATTAATACTATAATAAAAAAAATAAAAAAACCAAAATTAACAGTTTATAAAAAAATAAATATTTTAGAGAATTATTTAGAACAAAATATAGAATTAGAAGAAGATTACAAAAATAATAATATATTAAAGAAAAAAATACAAATAAATGAAAATTTTATTTTTATAACAGATTTATATAATTAAATTTTTAATATATTTCCAATATTCATCCCAATTAGTAACAGGGATTTTATCATCATTACATAAATTTTTAAAATTAATTTTTTCTTTTTCAACTAATTTATTAGTAACTAAAAAACCTTTTTTTTCTGTATAAAAATTAGATTTTTGAATTAAATATTTTCTATATTCAATTGGGGTATAATTTTTATATTTTCTTTTTCCATGATACCCTTTTCCTTTTTTACTTTTAATATTATTTAAATTAAATATATTGTTACCATATGTAGAATATCTCTTAGTCTTACCATGTTTTCCGCTACGATTACATTTTTTCATAATATTTTTATTTTTTATAGTTTTTAAATTTTAAATATTTTTAATAATTTTCTTTAAATGTTTTTAATTCTTCAAAAAAAATTTTATTTAAATTAACAATCTCTCTTTTTTCTTTTAATAATTTAAGACCTTCTTCAATACTCATTTTATAATTTATAATCAAATGAAGTAAAACAATAGTACTACTTCTACTTGAACCATGATAACAATGAATCAAAATATTTTGGTTTTTATATTTTTTAAGAAATTCTAAAACATCATTAAAAAATAATATCATAGATGAGTCTATAGTATCTCTTACAGGTATATTAAAGTAATTAAATTCAGCTTCATAATAATTTGGAATTTCATTTGTAACATTTATTATAGTGGTTATATTATTTGCTTTTAAATCATAATAACTACTTGCATCCCAACCATTTCCTAAATAGATATTATCTATTATTAATGTACTTTTATAACTAAATTTATATATATGATTTAAAATAGTATTATTATTATTTTCATTTATTCTATTTACAATTAAAGGTCTTCCATAAAAATAATCTGTTAACCAAGACACGCTTTTATCTTTCAACATTCTTGTTAAAAAAATAAAATTTAAAACTTTATAACTGAAATTATTTAACATTTTTTTTCTTTATTTTTTTTAATTATTTTTTTTTTAAATAAATTTGATTTAAATATTTAATATATATTATATTTAATTAAAAGATGAAATTTTGCAAACATTGTGACAATATGTTATATATTAATAGAAATGATGATAAATTAAATTATTTTTGTAAAACATGTAATAGTGTTTATAAACATGATGATTCAGATTATAAAGTAAATACTATAATATTTAGTAGACTTTATAATAATGATATAATTATTAATAAAACAAATAATAATATAACAAATTTACTTGAAGATAAAACTTTACCAAAAATTAAAGGTAAATGTTTTGCTTATTCTACAAACCCAAAAAAGGAGCATTGTTGTATAAAAGAAGATACTAAATTAAAAGACATAATTTTTATTAAATATAATTCAGAAGAATTAAAATATTTATATATTTGTACTGAATGTAAATGTTCTTGGACAAATAATTAAATAAATAAAAAAAATAAAAATTTGATTTAAAATTTTTTAATATATATTAATATATAAATAAAAATGGCAGCAAAAATGGAAGAAAAAATAAAAATAGAAAATTTAAAAAATTTTAATGAATCTTACAATGAAATTAGTACTCTAAAAAGAAAAACACGTAAATTTTTAAGTAAATATGAAAAAGCAAAAATTATAAGTTGTAGAGCACAACAAATAGCTAATAATTTTCCTGCATTAATAAAAAAATCAAATGAAAAATATTTATCTGCTGAAGAATTAACATTACAAGAATTAGAAAATAATAATTGTCCAATAATATTACGAAGACATATGCCTGATAATACTTATGAAGATTGGAAATTAAAAGAACTTAATTAAAATACTTAATATACTTTGTTAAAATATAATATTTTTTTTTATATAATTATAGTATATAAAAATTCTTATAATGATTAAAGATTCTGAATATGAACTTTTAAAAAATAAATTGATAACTGCCAATAAAATTTTATTAGAAATTGCCAAAGATAGAGGTTTTATTGATAATTTAAATGAAAAAGGAATATTTAATGAAAACAAAATAGATACTTATTTAGAAATAGTAAATAAAATAATAGAAGAAGAAGATAAAGATGAAACAAAAAAAAAAGAAAAAGATAAAATTTTTAAAAAAAGAAAACCAGAAGGACATTATTTAGATATTGTTTATAATCATCCTAAAATTAATAAAAGGTTAATTATTTCATTTATTTTAGAAATAAATACAAAAAATAAATGGCTTAATATTTTAAAATCAAAAAGGATAAAAACTACAGATCCAGAGAATTTAAAAGATTTTGAAATTTTAAAAAATAAATTAGAACATAAATTTAATTATACTTTAATAAATTTAAACAAACATTATAAAATAAAATGGAATGATGAAATTATTATAGTTTATGAAGACTATAATAATTTAAACAAAATTAAATTAACAGAGATTGTTAAGCCAGATAATTATAAAAATGAAGTAGATAATACAAAAATAAAAGAATTTGAAAGAAAACTAAATAAATATATAAATATTCAATATTTTCATTTAAATGAATTACAATATAATTTAACAAAACATGTTTTAGTTCCTAAACATATAAAATTAAGTAAAATAGAAAAAGAATCAATAATAAAAAAATATGAAAAAAATTTAGATAACTTTCCAATTTTATATATAAATGATCCTGTTTCTAAATATTATTGTTTTAAACCAAATGATTTAATTGAAATAAAAAGAGAATATGGTTTTGCATCAGATAATAATGCAAATACAGTTATTAGTGATTCTTTTTATAGATTAATTAAATCATCTGAAGAAATTAATAAATATTTTAAAACAAATGGAATTGTAAAAAAAGTTGAAGATATTTTAACAATAGAAGTAAAAGACAAATCCACAATTGAAATTATAAAACAAACTGCAGGAAATTTAGATAATATTAAATATTTAAAAATGGAAATAAAATTAATAAAAAATAATTTAAATAAAATAACAAATAATGAAAAAAATAAAAATATTATAAGAGTTTTAATTGAAGATATATTAAATTATAATAAAAATTTTGAATTAAATTATTTAATAACAAAAACAAATGTCTTATTAAATATTTTTAATAAAAAACAATATTTTCAAAGAATTCAGAATGGTCTTAAAATAAAAATAAATATTAATAAATATTTAGAAAAAATTTAAGAAATTATTTTTCTTTTTGTAGAATTATTAAATATATTTTTTGTATTTTTACAAAGACTTTTATCAATAAATTGATAAAATGGTCTTGGACAAGAATTTAATTTAATTTTTGCATTTGAATTAGATCCAGGATGTGTATTATTCCATAAACTAAAACGATTATATGTACCTTTAAATTTATTATCTTGTAAACATTTTGGATTAAAATTATTGTTTTGTATAGGCTGATTTAAATTCCTTATATCAGATTCAATATCAATATTTTTAGAATAATTTTTAAAATCACCTTTTCCTGGAAAATAATTTTGTTTAAAATTACAATTAATATTATTAATTACATTTAATTTATTTAATTTTATTTTTAAAATATCTTTTTCAATAATATTTTGTTTTATTTTATTCGAAAAATTACAATTATTATTTATTTGTGGGCGAAAATCTAATTTATTTTTTTTTTTAACATCTGGGATAATTCTTTTAAAATAATTATTATTCATTATTTCATATTTTTTATGATTACAAGACAAAGCTGGCTCAATTTTAGAATTATTATTTTTATAATTTATTAATAAACTCATTTATATAATATAAATATATATAATAATATAAAATATTTATTTAAAAATATATATTAATATATTATATTAACAAAAAAAATGGGTGGTGGTTTACTACAATTAATCGCAAATGGAACAGAAAATATATATCTAAATGGTAATCCTCAAATTACTTTTTTTAAAACAGTATATAAGAGATATACAAATTTTGCAATGGAAAATATAGAAGAAACATTAGAAGGTAGAACAGAATTATCGTATAATGAAAAATTAGAATATAAAATAAAAATTCCAAGAAAAGGTGATTTAATACATAATTTATATTTAACTTTTAATTTACCAGATATTTATTCAAAAAGTTTTCCTTTTCCAATAAAACCATTGGGAAATAATTTTTTAATAAATCCATTTTCTCAATTATGGAACAATAAATTAACTGAAATTCCTGATTATTTATTAATTAAAGGTCTTTTTTATGGAATAGTTCAGAATTCAACAATTAGAACTATAACAATTGAAATAAATTTTCTACCAGATATAATATCCGAAATTACAAATGAAATACAAACAACTATAACAACTATAAAACAAAAAGCAGATGCAAATTATTATACAAATATGAAAATTAAAATTATTTATGGGTTAGGTATAAATCAAGTTAAAAATATTATAAATTATGACAATATTACACAAATTATTACAATTGATTCAGATTGGTCCATTTTGCCAGATAAAACATCACATTATTTTATTTTTATTAAAGACAATGTACAAAATTGTAAGGATGATGATTATAATAACGGAACAAATATAAATAAAATAGTCTTACCAAGTAATAGTAAAAATACAGATAATTTTTATAATTATTGGTACTTAGAAATAGTGGAAGGATTAGGAAAAGGACAAAAAAATATAATTACAAATTATGATGCCACTACTAAAATAGCTACTTTAAATAATAATTGGAATGATCCATTACAAACTATTAATATAACAAATATTGTAAGTAATTTTCAAGCAATAGATATTTTGAATTTAACTACTGTCAATGATAATAATGAATTTTTAATAAATATTCCACAAATACATAATGGAACTGGGAATAATTTTAATATTAAATATAAATTAAGTACAAATTTAATAGAACCAAATAATAATGAAATTTTTATTAATCAAGATTCAAGTGAGACAATGATGTCTTTAACAAAAAAAGCATTTGATGGAATATATCATCAAGATATTAAATACTATTACTCAAATGGTACAAAAATTAACAATATAAATTCAAACATTATAACTTTTTCAAATACAGCAGACCTTTCAACAATAGAAAACTATTATAAAAACTACATTTTTACAATAGAATATGGTTTAGGAACTGTCTTATCATCACCAGGAGTAGCATTTACAAGTAGTATAACAAACTATGATGTTTCTTTAAGAACAATCACTTTAGATTCTGTATTAACAAATGATCCCAGAATTTTAAATATTTCAATACTGAATTATGGTATTCAAAATGGTAAGTTAAGATTTGAATTAAATTTAACTGATTTTTCTGATTTTAGAGATCATTTAATAGGAACAATTACAAATGTAGAAGGTAATGATGCGAATTATCTTAATAATTTAATATTTAATGTAACTGCAACAGATAATTCAGATCCGTATTGGATAATAACTGATAAAACATTTGATCCAGATATGTTTAATGAAATTACTGATAATGGTGAATTAAGTTATGGTGGAGAATTTGTAAATTCTACTACAAAATATAGAATTTATAAAGAAAATGAAAACATTACAGGTATAAAAGCATTAAATGGTTCAATTGATAAATTAACTTTACAATCAACATACTATGGACCAATTGTTACTCCAATAACTCTTCAAAATATAGATGGAAATATCATAGATACTAATGTTAATTTTATAGGAGGAGTCTCAACTTTTTATCCAAATCAAAATAATAAACTAGTAATAAATTTAGGAAGTAGTTTAAATGTTACATCTTTGAGTTATTATAATAAAATAAAAATAAGTGGAGTTACAGGTGATTATAAGAATTTAATAAATAAAACACATACTATAATTAACAAAAATTCTTCAGTAGGAACTATTACAACTGATACATATATTACAAGTTTTCAAACATTAAATTTAAGTAATAATGCTACAATTCATTTTGGAAAAGAAGGTACAAATAATACTTCTACTATTACATTTTATTCTTATCAAGGAATGTATAAAAAAAATATAATTGAATATGATTCTGTTAATATAGGTAAAACAAAAACAACTTATTATGAAAGAACTTCTGATAATTCTCTAACTGATTGTTTTACTACTTATTACAATACAAATTCTAAAAGATGGAATTTTATTGAATCTACAGATATAAATAAAAATTATAAATCAAATCCATTAGAAACACTTTATGACACAACACCAATATTTTATATAAATACTTTAGTAACAGATAATAAATATATTAGTAATTTTTATAAAGATAGTTCCATTATAAATGAAGTAAATTTATTATGGATTATATATTCACCGATTGGTATTAGAAATGAAGATAATAAAATATATATTTCAAAAGATACTGATAGATATGAATTTAGATGGGTTAAACATTTAGGACCTGCTTTTATAAATGAAGTAAGATTATATATTGGTAATTCTTTAATTGATACTTTATATAGTGATTCCATTGATATATATCATCAATTATCAATAGAAAATGAAAAAAAAAAAGTTTATAATAAAATGACAGGAAATGTTTCAGATTTATTTAATCCAATTGATAAATATGATTATAATAAAGAAACAAATAATTATAACTATCCTTCTTCAGATATTTCTTCATCTGATGATACACCTTCTATTCCTGGTAAAAAAATTTATGTTCCTTTACCTTTTTGGTTTTCAAAATATTCTGGTTTGTCATTACCACTTGTTGCTTTACAATATGACGAAGTAGAAATAGTAGTTCAATTTAAACCTTTAAGAGATTTATATACATTAGTTAAAAGATGTGATGAAATTCATACTGATAAAATAGGAAATAACTTTTATACTTCTATCGGTATTCGTTCAAAACCAGATGTCTTAGAAACTTCACCTGATTTTATAAATAATTTTATAATTGGTAAATGGAATTTTGTTCCTAAATTAGACATAAACTATATTTATTTAGATAATACAGAAAGAAATATGTTTGCAAAAATAAATCATGAATATTTAATAGAACAAACAACAAAACATTCTATTAAAAAAATAATTGGAATTAAAAATATTGATTTAAATCTTTATCATCCCACAAAAGAAATATTTTGGATAGCCAAGAGAAATGATATTGAACAATATAATGAACATTTTAATTATACAAATTATGAACATGAAAATTTAAAAATTTATCATTATCCTTCTACTATTAATTATTGGGATATTGACTATTATTATCCTCCAAAATTACAAGATTATTTTTATTCTTCTTTATCAAATAGATTTGATATTACAAAAATTAATAATCTTAATTTTAAAGAATATGATAAACATATCCTTAAATCTTGTAAATTACAATTAAATGGTATAGATAGGATAACTCAAAATTCAAAAGAATATTTTTCTTTAATTCAACCATTTCAACATCATTCAGGTAATTCTAAAGATGGTATTTATATGTATTCTTTTTCATTAGAACCAGACAAATTTCAACCATCTGGTGCTATTAATTTATCAGAAATAGAAAAAGTCACTTTAAATTTAGAAACTACAGTTCCTGTTGCTGTTAATAATAATACCAATGATTATGCTCATACTTATGATGTTGACATTTATGTAATTAATTATAATATATTAAGAATTGTTAGTGGTAGAGGTGCTTTACAATTCAGTAATTAAATGATATTTTAAACTTTTTAATTTTAAGTTTTTATTTTTAATATTAAAAATTTAATTCTATTCTAATTTTTATAATATATATATATATAAATGGAATACAATTATATTATTAATCCACTTACTAATAAAAAAGTATTAATATCTGGTCGTATTGGTAAAAAAGTATTAAAAAAATATATTAATTTATTGATAGGGGGTGCTACAAAGCCTAAAAATGCTACAAAGCCTAAAAATGCAACAAAGCCTAAAAATGCTACAAAGCCTAAAAATCCTATAAAGCCTATCTGGTCTAATGATTATTACCCATTTTGGGTAGGTAAAATAAAATATCCTATAGAAGCTGCAAATGATACAGATGAATTATTATGGGCTAAACATTTAAATTTAATAAAAAGTTATTATACACAATTTTCTGATGGTAGTGAAAAAATTAATAAATATTATATACCTAAAGGAACACGACTCTTTCATGCCTCATTTATAATAGATCCAGTAAATACATTAAAACATGAGTTACTAAATAAAGATATGAATTACAAGACAGATATAGAAATTTCAAGTTTTAGAAATTTATTCTTTGGATTAGATGCATTTATATCATTGTGGTATGCTGCTGAAATAACATCAAATAAGGATGAAAGTTGTCCTAAAATCAGTCAGGTATTATTAAATCAACAAAATTCTGAATGTAATAAAACATATTTAACAATTTATAAGACAGAAGAAGTTATTAGTAATGTTTTTTATATTGATGAAGATAGTGAAAAAGGTGGTTTTGAGGGTTCTCTTGGAATTATTGAATATGAGCCTTCTGATTTACCCAAATGTAGATCTTCGCCTTGTCTTCACCCACAATATACTTGTCATTCATATGACAAAATAGGAGAGGCACCTGCAGAATTAAGTTTAGAATTAGCATTACCTACAAGTAATTTAGAAAATTTAAAGAAATTAAAAGTAGAGAACATATATGAAATTGATGCAAATTTTCTTTTAAAAAATCAAGATAATTATTTTCCAAATTTTGATCCAATTAAAGCACTTAAACTTTCTAAAACAAATAAAGTTTTAGAAAGTTATAAAAGTAAATTAAATATTAGTTAATATATTTCAATAATAAATAAATATTCTAATAAGATTCTTTAAATTTGAATTATGTACACGAGAACTCAAAAATTCATTTTGTTTTTTTGTTTCACACAAATACAACCACGAGCTGCACATTACAATTCAGTAATTAAATTATTAAATGATATTTAAAACTTTTTAATTTTAAGTTTTTATTTTTGATATTAAAATTATTTAATTCTATTTCTAATTTTTTTATATTTAAATTTATAATTTTTAAATTTTTATTTTCTTTTTTTATTTCTTGTATATTATTTTTATATAATTGTATTTGTTTTATTAATTCATAATAATAATATCTACTTCTTGTTTTTTTAAAATAAAAATATTTTTTTCGATAATTTATAATTATTTCTTTCTTTTTTTTTTCTAAATTATTTAATTTAATTTTTATTTTTTCTTTATTAATTTGAAACAATTTTATTTTTTGTTTTATTGTAGTTCTTTCTAAATTATTTTCATTTATTTTTGTTTCTATTATTTCTAATTTATCTTTATCTTTTCCTATAAATTTATAATCTTCTAATATTTCTAAATTTGAACTTAATTGACAATTTTGTTGAAAATTATTTTTTTTTAATTCATTATTTATACATTTTACTAAAGCAGTAAATGTAATATCATAATTATATGTTTCTAATGATTTTAATAAATAATTAGTCATTACACCTGATATTTTATTATTAATATAAGTTTCTACAGATTTTTCATTATCAAGACATCCAGAAATACAACATATATTACCTCTTATATTTTTATTTTTATTTATTCTTTTTTTCCCATTTGTATAACAATAATTTAAATCTAAAATTGTACCACTATGACAACAATCAAATATACAAATAATCTTTACAGAATCGTTTGTTATTTTATTTAAGAAAAAACTATTAAATTCATCATCTTTTATAGTATTTAAATCACAAGTTATTATCATTTCATCTAAATTATCTTTCTCTTCTTTATTTTTATCATATATTTGTGTTCCATGACCAGAATAAAGTAAAATTACTTCTTTAATTTTATTTTCATTAATATCAATTAAAATATTATTTAATTCTAATAATATATTTTTTTTTGTAGGTTTCATAACAGTTTTATCTGTTAATATTTTAATATTTTTTGATTCATATTTAACTTTATTTATTAAAAAATTATTAAATTTATTTACATCATTTATACACCCATTTAATTGATATTTAGGATAATTTAAATAATTTATACCTATTAGAAGTGCTTTTTTCATTTTTTAATATAAATAAATATTTTATTCTTAAACAAATTTATTCAATTATTCTAATAAGATTCTTTAAAATTTGAATTATGTCCACGAGAACTCAAAAATTCATTTTGTTTTTTTGTTTGACAAATACAACCACCACTACATGTATATGGATTCTGACCACAACAATTTATTGAACATTTATTTTGACTAAAAACACTCATACTTTTAGGAATTAAATGATGATTAATACCATTAATTGAGGGTCCAGCAGAACCATATAAATCACCATTCACTCTTTTTTTTTTTGATTTCAAAGGTAATTGATTACCTTGCCATGTAATAAATTTACCAATTTTTAATTTAATATTATTTTCTTGATTTTGTAAATTTTTAATTTTATTTCTCATATCATAATTTATATCTGCTTTAAATTCTTCTTTATTTTGATTAAGATAAAAATACAAAATAATTGTACTTAAAAATAAAACTAATAAATATTTATTCATTTTTATATATTAAATTAATATATTTTTTTTACTATTTTCAAAAAAAATATTATAATATATATATATATAATGTTTAATAAAATTGTAAATCCAAAAACTGGGAAAAAAGTTTTAATAACTGGAAGAATAGGGAAAAGTATTTTAAAAAAATATATAAATATTTTAATTGGTGGTGATGATGGATGTGCAATAAATTTAAATACAAACAGATGCTCAAAAAAAGGAACTACTACTCCTCATTTATGTGAAAAAGGACGAGCATGTAAAAGAAAAAAATACTGTGGAAAAGGAGCTAAAATAGGAAGAACAGGAAGATTATCAACCAGATGTTCAAAAAGAGGAAATTTAACTCCTCATTTATGTGAATTTGGACCAATCAATAATCGGGGGCGGCAGTATTGTAGAAAGAAAAGAAATCCAGGACCACCTGCTTTAGGACCTGTTATAATACCTCCTGTTCCTGCTCCAGCTCCTGTTCCTGTTCCAGCTCCTGTTCCTGCTCCAGCTCCTGCTCCTGCTCCTGGTCCTGCTGCTCCTGGTCCTGCTGCACTTGCACTTGCACAAGCAATAATTGCTTCAAAAACAACAGGTGCTACAAAAACAGGACCACACATAGTACCACTAGGTGCAAAATGTTATGATTTATTAATGTATAAAGATGTAGATTTAAGAGAATATTTAAAAAAAAATCTAAATAATTTTGTAATTAAAATAGAAAATAAATATGTTGGTCAAAATATAGATAATTTAAAATTAGAGTATAAACATACTATTACTCAACCACATTTAATACAAAAAGGATCTAAAAAATATCAAGAATTTTTTGAATGTAAAACTATTAATCCTTTTGCGTCTGGTTATTCACAACACTCTGGAAATGTAATATTTAGTAAAACATATATAAAAATGTCTGTACCAAAAGGTAATCCTACCTCTATTGAAAGGGCTCTTATTGAAAAACCTAATTGGTTATGGGAGGGACCAATACCTGTTGGTGAAAGAATATTTAAATTAGTAAAAGGACTTAACATTAATTCTGCAGTAAATAATAAAGTATACCATACTAATTTTTTGCAAATTGGATTTGTGGTGGGTATAGATCATTGTAATCAACATTCATCTCCTCTTAAAACATATAAAATTCATCCAACTCAAATGACTTTAGCACAGCCGTGGGCATTTCAGTAGGGGACGTGTGCTAAAATTATTAAAATGGAATTAAATAAAATATATAATATATAAAAAAATAAACAATTTATATTATTAAAATGGAATTTATAACAAATAATCAAATTGGTACTAATGGTAGACTAGCAAATCAATTATTTCAATATGCAGTGTTATTAGTTTTTAGTAAAATTCATAATGTAAAAATAAAAATACCAATTATAAAAACAAATAATAAATATAAAAGATTTAGATTAGATGAAATATTTAATTTAAAGTATGAAATTTTAGATGATTCAGATAAAATATTAGGAACATATAATGAAAAAAGTGAAAATTTTGATGAGAATATTTATAAATTAGGTTTTTCATATAAAAATAAAGGTAATATAAACTTAAATGGTTGGTTTCAAAGTGTTAAATATTTTGAAAATTTTAATATACATATACATAAACAATTTCAAATAAAAAATGAAATTTTATTAAAAGCAAAAAATATATATAAGTCTTATAAAAAAAATGATGAAATTATTATAGCATTGCATATACGACTTGGTGATTATTTATCTGATTTTAATAAATTAATAAGAATTAATGTTGGTAATAACAAATTTATAGAATTGTTTAAAAATTATTTTGAAAAAAAATATAAAAATTGTAAGTTTTTAATTATATCTGATGATATTAAATGGTGTAAAAATAATCTTAATACTTATAAAAATTTTATTTATTCTGATAATTCAGATATAATTGATTTTTGTTTATTAACTTTATCTGATAATTTAGTAGTTTCACCAAGTACATTTGGTTGGTGGGCATTTTATTTAAATCAAAATGCAAAAGAAGTCTTTTTACCTAATAAATGGTGGAGACCTGAAAAAACAGGTATTGTTTGTAATTTTTATAAAAAAAAATATACAGATTTAAAATATGAATTTTATCCTAAAAATAAAACTTATAAATTATATAATCCTATAAATTTTACTGTGTTATAACTTCATGTTTAATTAATTCTAAATTGTCTGAATTTTTTTCTAATAATATCCAATTAAACATTTTTTTTTTATTATTAAATTTAAATATAATATCAAATTTAAAATTTTCATTAAATGATACACTTAATATGTTATAACGAATATCATAATCACTTAATACCATTCTATTATTATAACATTTTTTATAAATATACAAATTAGTATTTTTATAATCTTTTTCAGTTA